AATAACAAGCATAACCCTATATAACTATAAAGTATTTGATTATTCTATTTTATAGGTTATTATAGAAGGGCATTAAAGCAAACTATTAATTAAATAAAAAGGGTTTTATTATGTGGGACGATCTTGATATATTCGAAGAAGAAATAGGTGCGGATGACTGGGCAAATGTGGGAGGTTTTGAAGATGAATAACGAAGAACTAAAGCGAGCTATTTCATGGTATGTCAATGATGATTATAGTTTAAGCACAATAGCACAACATTTTAATATTAGTGTTGAGCAATTAAAAAGTGAAATGAACAACAAATAAAACTAGACAAACAGCAAGGATGCTGTATAATTACTTACAAGCAATAAGGAAAGGCCGCTCACCGAAGAATTAATATTTTAGGGGGTTATCAATACACCAGCGTGAGTGCAATTTAATATAACTAAACGGAATAAAGATATAACAAAAAGCTATATCTTTATTTTATTACTAAAGGCCGCGTATATAATCCCATAGATCATGGTCGCACAATGTAGCTTGCACTTTTCCATAATTACCAACACCTTTTAACCGCCAAATAGTGTTAAAACCTTCGTGCTCTAACTGATAAAGGTATTCTATACACTCGACGCTTAATGCATTAAAAAAGTGAGCTAGTGAAAAATTATTACCTAGTGATAAGCGACCAACATCTATAAAAATCAGCTCTATCTTATCACCGTAACTGTCTATCGTATTAAATATTTTATGTTTCATTTTATAACCTTTTTAATAATGTAGTAAAAACCTATTTATTCAAGATATTATTTTTAATCGTTTCAAAATCAGCGGGTTTTAACCTTTCGCTTATTTGCAATCCTAACACGCCACCGTAGGCCGCTTGTAATATTGAACCTATTATCCATATATAATCACTATTAAACCTTGCTAGTTTATCAGTATGGCGGCTTAAATGCTCTTTGTGAGTAGTTGCCCATTGTATTGTGGTAACACTATTAACAAGCTGCTTAATATCTACTACATTATTATTACAAGACAATCCAAAAGGAGTATAGTTAATCATAATGTTGAGTCTCTTTTAATTGCTTGATTATTTCAAGTGGTGCAATTATCCGTTATTGATAGCCACCTGTAAAGGAATAAAAAAGCATATAAAACCTATTTATTATGCTTTTTTATTATATAGAAAAGCTTGCAATGTTTGGCCTTTTCCTTTATTATAGATTCAGTTACTAGGGAAAAGCAACGTTTACCAAGGCATAAGCTAAGGGGATTATCAATACGGGCAACACGCCTAGCAGTTTATATAACTTTTAGTTATAAGCTTATAACATTTTGGAATATAGGAAATATGAAATTCTGGCGAATGATAAAAAGTGGATACCTTTAAATACTAAAAACGCCGTTTGACTAAAATTAAAAAGTGCGTTTGACTATTTTTAGAATCTAGGTTTATAGAAAAATGAAACCTCTCGTTTGACAAAATTTTTACTATTAAATTATCCAAGGAGGGTTGACAAATATCAATAGTCGTGGTATAATACAGAAAACAATAATCAGGAGTAAAAGTATGGATTTAGTAGGCGTAGTATTTGAGAGATTAACCGTATTAGAAAAAGACCCTTTGAGAGATAGTAATGGGAGTTCTAAATGGATATGTAAATGTGAATGCGGGACTATCAAGAGTGTTTTGCATGGAAATTTGAGAAGTGGTCATACTAAGTCTTGTGGGTGTATCCATAAAGAATCTAGCACATCCCATGGACTTTCAAAACACCCTTTATATAAAGTTTATATGTATATGAAAAAGAGGTGTAATAATATAAAAGATACGGGCTATGCGCGTTATGGAGGTCGTGGTATAAAAGTATGCGACAGTTGGTTGGAGTCGTTTGAGAACTTCTATGAAGATATGAAAGACGGTTACAAAAAAGGCTTAGAGCTTGATAGAAGGGATAATAATAAGGGGTACTCTAAGGAGAATTGCAGATGGGTTACTTCTGCACAGAATAATATGAATAGAGGTTCTTTTAAAAACTCAAGTAGTAAATATAAAGGCGTGACTAAAGTTAAGAGTAGCAATACCTACAAAGCGCGTATCTATAAAGGTGGTAAAACATACAATCTAGGTACATTTACTTGTGAAAAAGAAGCTGCTGAAGTTTATAATAAGAAGGCACTAGAATTGTTTAAGGAATATGCTAATTTTAACAAGATAGGGTAGGAATCCTAACAGGAGGAATAATCTTTAACAATAAGATAAATAGTATTAAAGATTATTCCTCCTACTTGACTAAATTCTAATCTAGACCCCTACTGATCTGCTTCTTATTCTTAGATAACAAAACCTTGACACTATCTACCCTGAAGTTATACAAATTTGTTATAATATCTAGTTCAGATGGCTGCAATATCCTCCCTGTACCTAAATAAACCAGAGTAGGTAACTGTTTCAGATTATTGCAGCCATAATTCATGATAATCTCATCGGCTATCTTGCTATAGCTTAAATACTGCCCTTTATACTTAATCACATTCTCTGTCATAACATTTACTCCCTATTATCCATAGTTTGTGTAATACCCTTATATGCCCCTGTAAGCCATTCTAAGCGAGGGTAAATATAACCCATCCTACCCTACTACTAAAGGCTAAAAAGCTCTTAGAATGGAATCTAGAGTCTTCTAGGGGTATGTTTTGTAGCTATTTATACTCTACCCTGATATGATATTTATTTTTACATAAATTACAGAATATGAGTCTTAGTAAATACTAGATTCACCGTTTGACTAAAAATCCATCCTCAAACACTAATGTATCATCTCCATTACCACTATATAACATCACATAATCAATAGTATCAAATGATGAGTTATATTGGGCATAACTGTGAGCCTCTTGATACTCATCTTTAGAGTATTCCAAGGCTAAACGTTTACCATAGATATCTACTACTTCTGTGACATACCCATCTACTGCTAATTCTACATCTTTAGTATTACTGTCTAACATGATAACACCTCATTAATTAAAGAACTCTTACTGCTGCACTCATAAAACTATCTACGTCTATGTAAATATCATAGTTTTTAACATAGCATACATTAGTTTTACTAATAAAGATCGCTCTATCTGCATATCTCCCCAACTTCATCTTACATTCTATACGTACATGATCTACATAATTAGTGGAGAAAAATAATAATAGAAATAGTCCTAGTTTAAAATACATATACTATAGCTACTAAGATTAGATGCCATACTGTAGATAATGATCCTAACAATGTTAATAACTTCCATAATACAATAGGTTTATCTTTTTCTAAGCGTGTAATAGTATAATGATCTTGTTTACGCGTTAGTGTGTGATAACTCCATAACCATAATAACATGGAAGCTATTAGTTGGATGTATAATTGGTATTCATTGTAAAAATGTTGCATAATTGTTCCCTCTCTAGTTAAATTAAATTGATATACAGGAATCCTTTGTTTTCGGTTATTTACTAATAACAGGGATTCCATTGTTTTGTAGTGTTATACGGCTTCTCGTAACTCACTGCGAATTTTCATAATGATAACCCCTAAGTGGTTGCTACCTCTACCATTACAAATACCCCAGAAAGTGTCACCCCATCTATTCCCTTCCTGTATTTCTCTGTCGCCCGTACCTAGCAGCTTTGACTTAAAAGGTTCTTGTGTGTACTTCTGACGAGTCAAATCTTCCATTACTTCCAGCTTCACTTCGTCCCAATCATCTCTAATTGTAACCTTCTTGCCAGCCCGTTTTGCCTGCCCTGCGGTCATGCCAACAAAAGGTTTTCGCTCATTCTTAACGACAGTCTTAGCTGCTTGGTAGGCGTTCTCAGTAGATGGGTAAGCCACACCATCTAAAAACACCCAGCAAGGAGTGAAGTTGCTTAACCATCGTTTACTTCCTTGAAATTCTTTAATCATTTTAATTTCTCCAAAAGCCGTATAACAACGGCATAGTTTTGACATCCTGCGCTGCGCTTGTCTGCAACACATGCTTAGGTTATGTGTTCAATCCTATACACACACTTACTAATAGGTAAATTACTACTAGGGCTACTTGAGCTGTAAATAAGGTGGTAGCAATACTTAACCTATTTGATTGGGTGTTATTTTCACCTTTATTACTTTCGTAGGTGTCACATAAGTCAACAAGAAAGCCATAGTAACAATCATCTAAATCTTTATTAATGTAAGAATCATATAATTTATCTATGTTGTTTGTTCCTGCTACATAAGTTAACCTTCTAGTCCATATTTGTGCTGCCATCCAATAAACTGCAATAGAACATAAAAGGATGCAGGAGAGGATAGAATCATACAATAAAGTATTATCCACATTAAAAAATATCTTATTTGATAATAGTAATCCAGAAAGAGCAGCCGAAGATGTTACTATAACTTTAACCCTACTTCTTATATCTTCGCTCATATCTAGTATGGTTTTATTATTTTGGGTTATATTATCTATAACCCATGTTTGTTGTTTTGTTAATTCACCCAAAGGAAACTCCCTAATGTTTAATATTGAAAATGAACCTAAACCTCAGCCAGAAACTACACACGATAGTAATGTAGATATAATTAAAGATAAAGGTAAAGGTAAATAAAACATAACAAGTCAAATCAAGTGGACTACAAAAAGCGTAGCCACTTATTTGGTCGTTATATTTACCATGCGTACTTAAAAGCACTAGCAAACATTGTCTGAAAGGCGCTCATAGCCTTACCATGTAAGCCGTCACGACTGATACACCAATCTCTAGTACATAAGAATTGAGTCATTAAGTAATGATCTCCTTGATAAGCATCATGCAGATGTTCAAACATCTCTGCTTGCTGCTTAGAATCTAAGAAATAAATAGCTTCTGCTACTTCTTTCGGTGATAAATTTACTTTAAGATTTATAGTTTTTTCCATTATGACTCTCCAATTTAAAATATAACAACGTAATCAATTTGAGCAACCATCTCGCCATCTCCTCACTGTATTGGAATGTTTACCAGTTACTTCCGCAACCTCAGATATAGTATACCCTTCTTTTATCATTTGTAAAGCTTTTTCTTTAGTAGATGTAGAATTATTCTCTAGTTCAGCTAATCTACTATCTGTTACAATAGCATGTTCTACTAATGCTTCTGTAATATTCTCTAAATCCTCTACACGTTTAGCTAGATTAACATAAGCACTGAGAGAGTTCAATAGACTACTTAATGTAGTAGACTCTCGTAAACTGCGCTTAACTCCTGTATTCCACACATCCTTATCTTTCATTAATGTATATGTAGGGTGGTTTACATTATTCTTAATACTATAATCAATAATATTCTTATATACAGGGGAATGCTTAACTGTCTTCACCCACGTTTCAGGCTTATTGTGCTTATTAGAGACAACAGATAGTGCTTTAGTAGCATCATCTCCGGTGTCTAGCACATAAGTGTAGGCTTCATTAGTTTCTTGTTTAGAAGCTCTAAGCTTGCGTTTAATAACACCATCATCTATTAACTCTTGAATGAGAGAACGCTTCTCAGATTCTTGTTCTACTATTAGACGCTTTAGGTCATTGGAGTCTTTAATCACAAGACTTGACCAAAGCTATAAATATAGAGGCCATCATAACGAAAACTGCAAACATACCTACTGCCACTGAGGTAGCCATTGCGTACCAAGTATCTCCTAAATAAGTAGATATAATATGGAACAGGAATGATATTAAATATACCACTATAATAGGTAATAATATCCACAAATATTTAACTTTCATAATAAATCTCCAATATATATATATCTGAATAATATTCTACCCAGATTTTTTAATATGTAAAATCCTGTATGGTAAAATACAGGGGTTAATTATTCTTCATCTAATTCTACATGAATTTCAAACCTATTACAAAGAAAGTCTTTATCTACATTCATAGATTGTTTACCGTAGTACCCATACTGCTTTGCATCTTCATTCATACATAAATAACCCATATAGACGTTAGGTACTTTTGCATTCATTTGAAAGTACTTACAATCCGAACACGTCCTTTCCTCTTCTGCTGCTTCTTTAAAATCCATAACCTTACCCTCTTCTAAACCTAACTTCATCCCACCATATCCTATCACCATTATTATGTAAAGCATAACCTTCATTATTAATGATATAAAGAGTAGTCTCAGAGTTTTGAGGAACAATACGTAAAGTAAGTCCCTCAGTATCACAACGCTTTTGTAAAGCACTATTGAAGTCTTGCTTCTTCCACTGTTTAAATTCATCTGGTGACATATTATAATTCTCCTGTTGTAATACCATCAATTAACCAAGATAATCTATGAGCGCAACACCATCTGTCAGAGATGTAAAGCATTTCATAATAATTATCTTCCTTATTATAGCCTCCCAGCTCCCCTCCCGCTCTAAAATCATCTTCTTCGGTAGCACACCTCTTATATAGCTTTATCAGTGCGGGTAACAGAAGTTTAAACTTCTCAATAGATTTAGTATCTAAATAGTAATTGAACGCTTTGTTTGTCAGATAATGTAGTTTCTCTGGTCTCATCATTCAATCCTCATTTAATTAATTTAATAGGGAGCATAACCCCACGATTACTAACAAACTCTGCTACAGCACATAAACGTGTAACTCCATCTTCAATAGTTAATGTAGATAAGTTAATTACTACAGGCTTATCACTCCAACATGATCCCATACCATGATTGTATAGCTTCTTAGATAAGTGTAACACACGATTAGCCTGTTTACTAGATAAAGGTGTATGATCTAAATTATCTAGTAAATACTGAGCTATATGTTTACTCATTGAGTATATCACATTATCTGTATATACGTCCACTTCTTTCTTATAGGAGTCTAATGTGTATATAATTTCATTTACGTCTACATTAGAGTTTCTGGTGAAATTATATGTATCTAATACTTGTTGTACTCTAGTGTTCATCAGATTCACCTCTTAGTGTAAGGAGTTCATCATAAGAGGCTATTACTACTTCATTATTCTCTAAGTAATCCACTACCTGTCTACCTAACAAAGCCGCCCTAAAGTATAACTCACTATCAGATTTAGCTGTAGCCTCAAGATACACTTTATTAAATTCTTTAGTCAGTTGATCTAACTATATCCATAATATTCTCCAATTGGTTAATGTGAAGCTACTATACAGACTACTTGCCTATATGTCAACCTTAAATTAATACTTGACTTGTATTATTAGAGGGTGTACTATGCGTGGAAACTAACCGAGGAGATATCCAATGAGATTACACAATAAAGTAGTAGAAGATTCTAGCGGCATTAAATATATTATTCTATTTGAGCATGGTAAACTAGATACACCATTATGTATTATTAGTGAGTATGAATGGAAGAATTTATCTAGTGAAGTTTTTACTAATATGCTAAACTTTGGAGATGATAGAGAAGATTAATTTCTGGAGATTTTTTAGTTTAGGATTTCTGGTACAATAAAATACAAATTAACTAAAGGTAGGTAGATATGACACGCATTAACATTGTAGAGCCAGAGCAACTAACCAAGCAACATCTATTAGCAGAATATAGAGAATTACCAAGGGTATTCACACATGTATTAAAAGCTATCGAATCTGGCAAGACACTAGATGACTTCAATATTCCAGATAAATATACTATTGGTAAAGGACATGTCACCTTCTTTTATGACAAGTGCCCATATTTAATGTGTAGATATCTTAGAATACGGAATACTCTATTAGAAAAATATAATTGTAATTTAGATGGTAATTTTCATAAGAGAGTTGTAACTAACTATAAAAATATTCCTGTAGCGTTTATGGCAAATTGTTACCGTCCAACACCAGAAGAAATCTATCTAAATATGTACCGTTTAGCTAATAGACAGTATGGATTAGGTGATGATAATGATAAACATGTACTAGGAGAATATAATGTATAAACAAATTAGAGATATAACAGTTGCATTCATAGTATGGTTTGTGTTAGCATATATCTGTACAGCATTAATGGCATCTGTTATAGAATTAGAGAATTACTTTAATATTTATAAGTGGAGTGAGCATGAAAGAGGGTTGTTGCTAGGTAATATCTTTTGCATAGGATGGCTAGTGTTTAAACAAATTAAGAGTAAAGAGGGAAAGTGATATGAAGATAGTTACAATTAGTGATACACATAGTATGCACAGGCAACTAACAATACCAGACGGGGATGTCCTGATACATTCAGGGGATTTTTTAGGTAATGGTAGACTCTCCCAATTGGAAGAGTTTTGTACTTGGTTAAAGGAGTTACCTCATAAGCATAAAATAGTTGTAGCAGGAAACCATGATACGTGTTTAGAACACCTTGCTACTAGAGATAGAGCTATCGAAACTATCAAAGGAGTAGCTACATACTTAGAGGATTCCTCTGTAGTTATAGATGGTATCAAGTTCTACGGCTCTCCTTGGCAACCTTACTTCTATAATTGGGCATTCAATCTACCCAGAGGTAATATAATTAAGAAGAAGTGGGATATGATCGAAGAAGATACTAATGTATTGATTACACATGGGCCACCTCATACTATCTTAGATCACTGCGAGGATGGTCACGTAGGGTGTGAGGAACTATATAAAGCTACATGTAGATTATCTAAGCTGGGTAATCTAAAACATCATATATTTGGACATATACATGAAGGATATGGTACTGAGACTATACGAGGAACTACCTACCACAATGCAAGCAACTGTACAGGAAAGTATGAACCTATTAATAAAGTGTTGACATTTAATATTTAGAGTTGCAATATCGTAAAGCTAATGGTATAGTAGTAGAAGATTAATTAAATAACTGAAACGAGGATAGACAAATGATTGAGACATTTTTTATAGTAGTGTTATTTACGATAGGTGGTGAACAAAAACTTATAGATGGTTGGTATCCAAGACAGTCTGATAATTATGAGGCTTGCCAGAAAGGTGTTACAGGCATACAGAAGTACTTCTTTAATAATAGAGATAATATTGCAGATGAGATACAACAAATAGAAGTCTCCTGTAGAGTAGTTCTATTGCCTGCAATGGAAGTTTAATATAAACAGATATATATATATCTACTATAGAAGCTCCTGTAAGCCTCTGTACGGGCAAGTAGTCTAGGGGTATACTACCCTACAGGGTACTACCTAAACGTGCTGCGGTGAGGCTTATATGGCGTTCTCAGGGGTGTTTGTTAAGAGGTGAAGTAATCTATGAATATAATCCCACACGCCAGAGAAAGGTTAAGAGAAAGGACTAATATTCACCCCTCTGGTTGGATAAGAGCTGCTAAATTAGCTTATAGTCAAGGTGATAATAAGAAGATTATTAGGAAATGTAAGTATAGAGGAGTAACCTATAAGGCTGAATATCTAGGTTTAGTGTGGATATTTGACTGGCAAGGTACTGTACTGTATACTGTAATAGGTAAGAATTAGAATTATAAGGTTTAATATGGGAACGCAATTAGAAGCTATAGACCTAATTAATAAAGGTGGTAATGTATTTCTCTCAGGTGGAGGAGGAGTTGGCAAGAGTTTTCTTATTGAGAAAATAACCACAAAAGATACTGTACTATCATCCTCCTCTGGACTAAGTGCCTTACACATAGGAGGGGAGACAACACATTCCTTATTTGGACTACCTAGAGGTCTTTACACAGAGAAAGATGCAAATACTATTAGCAGCACATTCAGAGCTATATTCAGTGGAACTAAAGTTAAACGTATTATAATGGATGAGATTTCTCGTACACGCGCAGATAACTTGGATTTAATTGATATTAAACTTAGAAAAGTAAGAGAGAATGATCTACCCTTTGGAGGCATCCAAGTAGTATTAGTAGGAGATTTATTCCAATTAGCCCCCATAGTAGATGTATCAGAGAAGAGGATATATAGGCGTTTATATAAATCTCCTTGGATGTTTCACTCTAATGTATGGGATAGTGCCGATTTTACTACAATATGCCTAACAAAGGTATATAGACAAAGTAATGCAGAGCAAATCAAAGTATTATCCACTATAAGAGAAGGTGGAGAGGGGTTGGAGTCTGCTATAGAAAGTGTCAACTCTTGGTGTGTCTCTAAAGAGTTAGATAATAGGTTTTATTTATGCTCTCGTAATATAGATTCAGATAAAATTAACAATAAGTTCTATAAACTTAATACTAATCCAGAGGTAAAATACCCATCCTATAAAGTAGGCATAAAAGGAGAGGAGACTCTTATAAAAAATACAGATTTATTCTTAAAAGAAAATATGAGAGTAATAATCTGCGTAAATGATTCAGAAGGTGAGTATAGGAATGGGGAAAGGGGGTATATACTAAGCTTACACCCGAAGTACGTAACAATAAAGAAAGATGATGGTACTATTGTAGATGTAGGTTATAAAAAAGAATCTACCTATAAGTATAAGATGTCTATAAAGGGTTTAGTTAGGAGTTTAGATAAAACTATAAAAACTATTCCCGTTAAGGCAGGTTATGCTATAAGTATTGATAAAGCACAAGGGATGAGTTTAGATAATATTTATATAGATTTAGGTAATAAACCTAGACTTGCAGCAGGGTTGTGTTATACTGCACTATCAAGAGTGAGAAATCTGGAAAACTCTGAGTTGAGTAGAAAGTTGACAATGGAGGATGTTATAGTAGATAAAAAGGTTAAACAGTTTTATGAGGATTTATAAGAAGAGGTGAACAGTGCATAACAAATTAAGATTAAAAGGCCAAATCTTTGGAAGATTATGGGTAATAGATGAAGATCATAATAGAACTAAAGCTTCAAAAGTAAAATGGGTATGTCTTTGTACGTGTGGTAATACTACTAGTGTAGTAGGTAGTCATCTAAAGAATGGCTGTATTCGATCCTGTGGGTGTTTAAAAATAGAAACTACTATTAAGATGAGTACTAAACATGGCTTAACAGGACACCCTTTGTACACTGTATGGTTAAACATGAAACAAAGATGTAATAATCCTAAAAATAAGAATTATAAGAATTATGGGGGAAGGGGTATTACTATCTGTGATAGGTGGTTAAATAGTTTTCAGGATTTCTATGATGATATGATAAATGGTTATAAAGTGGGATTAGAACTAGATAGGATTGATAATGATAAAGGATATTATAAAGTCAATTGTAGGTGGGCTACACACAGTCAAAACTTAATGAATAAGGGTGCTGATATAGGGAAATCCAGTAAGTATAAAGGAGTACATTGGAGTAAGGCAAGTCATAATTGGGTAGCTAGGGTTATGAGAGGAGGAAAACTTCATCATCTAGGTTATTTTACAGATGAAAAAGAGGCTGCATTAATTTATAACAAGAAAGCTAAAGAACTTTTCGGAGAGTATGCTAATCTAAACAAGGTAGAGTATTAACTATAAATGATATCGTTATCAATAGAGATGTGCAACGATATTACAATAATTTGAAGTATGGAGTTAAGTAATGACAAATTCTCACCACTGCACAACACTAAACCTTAGGTATAAATTACCTCTAAGTAATAAGGAATTAGCTACACTAGATATGTATTACTCTTTATATGATAGCAAAAAATTCATTAAAGTGTTAGGCACTTCTTGTATAGTGTTAAGTATAAAAGAATCTAAATTCGCTCACTTATCTTATACTGAATTAAAAATAGATATTAAATTACAACAAGCATTAACATTAAAGGATAAATGATGAGAAATTATATACAAGTAAAAGAAATTGATGGTACGAATGTAGTAATAAATGAGGATTCAATAACACACTATTACGGGAGTGGAACAAGAGATGGTAATAATTATACTGAGGTGATACTAACTAGAGGCTTAGTGCGTGTGGATCTACCCTTAGAACAATTTAATAGTATTATTAAGAGGATAAGTAAGTTATGAAATTAAGTGAATGCAAATTAGGATTAGTAGTGCAAGGTGTAGACAATACTTACGATGAAATGATGAGTAAAAGAACTGGTTTTGGACACATATTAGGTTTTGAAGTGGTAAATAATAAATTATATGTTGTGGTACAGATGCCAGATAATCATAAAGGCTTCATTAACACTTACCTAGAACATCATCAGATAAAACCACTTGAGGATTAGAGGATGACTGACCAACACAATATACAAAATATATTAGCTAGATTACAAAATGAAGGTAAGGGAGATTATACTAAATACCGCTGTGGAGAAACATACTTAGAATACTACTCCAAAAAAGAGGGTGATTGTATATACTTCGAGTTCGATAAAGATGGTAAACTATTAGATATTAGTGCTTAGGAGGGGGTTATGGATAATTACACAGATGAAGAGTTATGCAGTACATTAAGAGAAAATAATGGATTAATCAATTGCCAAGCTCAAATACAGGCAGCGGATAGAATTGAAGAGTTGTTAGAGACAGTAAAAAGGTTAAATAACACTATAATATCTATAACTGAACCTTATAGCTTTTACCCACCATGTATTAATAATTCAGAAGAGAATGTAACTAAGATACTTAAAGAATAGTATGAGAAGTAATAAAATATGACTGAACACGAAAATGGTATATGGATAAAAAATGTAGAATGCCCCTTCTGCTCCTCTTCTAATAATTTAAGCTTATATGAAAAACCAGATGGCATTATAGATGGATTCTGTCAAACTCCAGATTGTCCCGATGGTCAATATAAGTCTACCAATAAATTAGCAGAAACTTTCCTAGCAGAAGAATATGACATTAAGAAGTTAATTAAAACAAACAGTAATAAAAAACAGGAGGAAAAGGTGATTACTAGAACTAGACGTAGTAAGACTAAAGAAAAAGCTCCTATTAGTAAGGAACAATTTAAAGAAATTATAGATAACTCATCACTAAAAGGTGGTGGCTATCGTAAGATTAAAGATGAGTGGAATAAATACTATGGAGTAAGGACTGAATTTGATGGGGATGGTGCTGTAAAATGCAGATACTATCCTGTGACTCAAGGAGTAAATGATTCTGGTAAGCCTAAGATAACTGCGTTTAAGAAACGAGTGTGTGCTACTAAAGATTTCTACCCTACTGGACTATTATCTATGGATAGTGATTTGTTTGGGCAGTGGAAATGCAGTAGTAGTAAACGGGTGATAATCTGTGGAGGAGAGGAGGATACAATAGCAGCCAGACAGATGATTGAAGAATACCGTAAGCGTAAAGGTAAGGATAGCATAGCACCTATTGATGTAGTATCCTCTAGTCTAGGAGAGGGTAGTATAGATAAACAATGTCAGAAGCAATATGATTTCTTAGATGGATATGATAGTATCATCTTAAATCTAGATAATGATAAAGCAGGTGATCTTGCTGTAGAAAAATTACTTAAAGTTTTACCTTATTTAAAAGTAAGGGTCATGGAACAGCCAGAGGATTGTAAAGACGCTTGTGATGTACTTAAAAATGGGCTTGCTAATGATTATATTAGGAATATTTACAATGCTAAAAAACCTGTAGTTGCAGGTATCACTGGAAGTAGTACAATATTCGATGGAATCTTAGAGAACGTATCTAAGAAGAAAGTACCTTTACCTAACTTCTTAGATAAAGTTAATGTTATGCTGGAGGGTGGTTTATCTATGAACACCTTTAACATTATAGCTGCCCATACCAGCGTAGGTAAGAGTACAGTTACTAATGAAATACTCTATCACTTAGTAATGAATGCAGAAGATAAGGTAGGTGTTATAAGCCTAGAGGCATCTAAACATGTACTAGGAGAGCAATTACTATCCTTACACTTAAACAAACGCATAGCATCTATATCAAATGAAGATGATAAGGTTAAGTTCTTACTTGATAATAAGGATAAATCAGAAGAATTACTCAGAACAGTAGACGGAGATGATAGATTTTACATTATGGACGATAGAAGTTATCTATCTAATCCAGAGGAAGTGTTTAAGAATATAGATAAACTTATTAGAGGCTTCGGTGTAAAGTTAATTATCATTGACGTACTATCTGATTTGATGGATAATTTAGATATAAATGCACAAGCAGAGTTTATGGGCAGGATTAAGAAAGTAATTGCAGCTAATGAAGTAATTATTATAGGCATTATGCACATGCGTAAGGAGATGTCAGGGAAGGAAGTAAACCCTCATTCTGTAAATGAACACAGTATTTATGGAAGCTCTACTGCTATTAAAAGTGCTAGTACGGTAATTCTTATGTCAAGAGATAAACTGGCTGAATGCCCAGAAGAGAAGAATACTACAAGAGTAACACTAACCAAAAATAGGGGTAATGGTGTTACAGGTAAATGTTGTGAGATATATTATGACTATAAAACTCATAAACTGCATGACAAAGATGATTGGTTAGAGAATAATACTGAGGAGTATTAAATGAATAAAGAATTAGAGCAAGTAGTAGAGGCATGTGATAATATAGACGCTGATATATGGGAATGTCTTGGTCGGGAAGATGAGTACCCACAATTAGAGATTACAATGACAGCTATGTATGGTTTACATGTTAAGTTCTTGGGTGAATCTATCTGGTATTCAGATGATGACATGAGAGAATGGATTGAAGATGAAGGTGACTATGAACCTATAGAGCCTTATTTACGTAAGAAGATTAATGAGAAGATTGAGTTTATTAAAAAGATAAAGGTGTAAAAATGGCAGTTAACATTACAGGAGATATCGAGACTAATAATCTACTCAACAATGATAGTATTTGTTATAATTCATCGCCTTATAAACTTAAAGATACTTACAAAACTCACTGTATTGTATTAGAGATACATGAGACTAATGAGATTATAGCATTCTACAATGGGAAGAAGTATATTCTGGATGGTCGTGAGTTTATTGAGAAAGATGATAAGTACACTTATGAGTTGAAAGATTATGAACCTATTGAATACACGCATTATCAATTAAGGGAATTTCCTGATTACATTAAAGGTATTAAGGATTTAGATAAGGTTGTATTTCACAATGGAATTAACTTTGATTTCCTCTCCTGTAAGTTGTACTTCGGTATGGACTATACTATTGGTGGGTTAGACGGAGAGTCTGATACGTGGTGTGGTAGAGAAGTGGATATTGTAGATACAATGATCTTATCTAAAACATTAAACTCTGATCGTTTATGTGGTCACAGTCTAGATAAATTATCTAAAGTAGCTGGAGGTGCTGAGAAGGTAGATTTTAGACCACACGTACCTAAGAAAGATAAGTACAATACATTTGCAGTGGATATGTTGTACTACAATATTTTTGATGTGAAGTCTAATACAGATGTATATAATTACTTAGAGAAAGAACGTAAGCAAGACGATTGGAATTGGGATGCAGCTATTAGATTAGAGAAGAAAGTGGCAGAAATAGTATGTCGCTCTAGTCACAGAGGATTCAAGTTTGACATAGAATTAGCTGAGAAATGTATTCGTGAGCTTGACGAACTCATGGAAGAAAGACGACAACGTGTAGAACCATTACTACCACCACGACCAGCTACTAAGAAGTTTCTAAAGGAACATACACCTCCTGCTAGTCAGATACTAGAGAAGGAGATTCCATTCCCTAAGTCATTCTTTAACAAGAAGATGAAGTTAAGTAAGACGGGCGAGAAATGGCTAGAGAAATATGATGCCACTTATAATGAAGATAAATGTGAGATTGAAGTAAATGGTATTACATTAAAGAAAGACTATGATACAGGTGGTGGCAATTATAGTTTTCCTCCTGTAGCATTTACAGAGAAATCTTTATCGGCTAATATTAAGAAGTTTGCAGATAAACATGGTGGTAGTTATGATGAGGATAATTTAACTATTATAGTGTTTGGTGAGACTATGAAGTTACCTATTGATGTGAAGGCGTTGAAGACTCACATGGTGGCTGAAATTAAAAATACTACCCATATTAAAGAGTGGCTGGTATCTCTAGGATGGCAACCATCTGAGTATAAGATGAAGGACATTACACTAAAGTCTGGCACTAAGATTAAGCGCACTAAGGAAGAACTGGAAGTAGCTGTAGATAGGTATATAGAAGAGACTCTTAATTCTGAGTTTTGTTCTGATCGTTGCAAACACCTAAGAGCTAGGCCTACTTACTTGAGTTTAAAAAGTAAGATGATGGAAAAAGCAGAACGGTATGGATGTAAAGTTCTGACCAACGCTTCCTTCACAGTAGGCCAAAATAAAGAGTTGTGTAAGGATTTAGAACGTATTGCTGAGAGATTTCCTTACGTACAGGATATTGTAGAATATCTTACATATAAACACAGGCGTTCAAGTATTTTAGGTGGAGATGCAGATTGGGATAGTGATGAAGAAGCTGAAAAAGGGTATATGGCTCATGTAAGGGAGGATGGGAGAATTGCTACGGAAGCTGATACTTGTGGTTGTGCATCAAGTAGATTTAAGCATAAAAAGGTTACGAATATTCCTCGTACTACATCTTTATATGGCAAACAGATGAGGGCTTTGTTTGGAGTAGATAAAGATTACTTACAAGTTGGGTATGATTTTGATAGTCTAGAGAATGTAATTCAGGCACACTACACTTGGGGTTATGATAGTGAGGATAAACCTTACTGTAATTCTCTAGTAAGACCTAAACCTCTGGACGCACATACAATCATGGCAGAAGCCTTGTCTCTAACATTAGGTACAACATTTGATAGAGGTAGTGCCAAATCTGTGAACTATTGTATTGCTTATGGAGGACAAGCACCTAAAGTAGCTCAGACTATCGGCTGTGATGTCAAAACAGGAGAGAGAGTATTTGACACCTACTGGGAAGTTGCTAAACCTCTCAAGATACTACAGGATAAGTTGACTAAATGGTGGGAAGTAAAGGGAGATAAGAAGTATATTATCGCTCTTGATGGCAGGAAGATATATACTAGGGCTAAACATGCCCTCTTAAATTCTTTATTCCAAAGCGGAGGGGTTATTTGTGCTAAAGTAGCGGCAGTTTACCACGATAAGTTAATTAATGATGCAGGACTATCTTGCGATTTCTTTAAGGATGACTGGAGAAATAAGAAGTTCTCACAATCACTTATAATGTTTCATGATGAAGCGCAGATAGAAGAGAACCGTGAGAACTTTATATTTAAATCTTTTAATAGTAAAGAAGAAGCGTTGACTTTTAGTAAAGAAGATGATAAGATATGGTCTGAGCCTATTTATAAAGGAGATAGAGTGTTCTTAGGTTGGAGTCTATCCTCTGAGCTGATAACCAAGGCAGTAGATATGACTACAGAACATTTTAAGTTGAAAGTACCATTGACCGCAGGGTATGCAATTGGTAAAGATTGGTCGGACTGTCACTAAAGAGGGTGGCTAAATTTAAAAAAGATGGTAAACAAAAACATCTAGGTAATCATGTATTGGAAACAGATGCAGCCAAGGCCTATAATGACTACGCTTTTAAGATTAATGGTGAATACGCCTACTTAAACAAAATAGAGGATTAACATGAAGAATGATTATGTAGAAACTATAGTAAATAAAATACCTATCTCTAGACAAGTAGAAGTGTACAATAAACTAGATAACTGGGAGTGGTTTGAAGAATTACCAGAAGATGAGCCTAATTACTATGTACCTAATAGTGTAAGAGGATATTTTCTTTATTTTCTACAGAAAGCTATAAGTCGTAATTTTAGTGGCAAACGTAAACCTAATTCACCCTCCCCTGTACTATGGTCAGACATAGTAGAAGAAAAAGTAGGAGGTTATAAAGACAGATGTAATAGGTATAGTGTATTTATGAATAGCTATAGGAATAAGAGTGTAGAGGGTTTAACACAAATAGATTTAATAAGAATGTTGAATAAATTAGATGAAATCAATGGAGAAATAAATGAACGATAAAACAAGATATAAAATTGGAGATGAACTAAAAGCAACCTTAGTTATCACAGAAGAGGATGAATATGATGATGAAAAACATTATTCTTTAGAGGTTAAAGGATTACCTGATGCAGGTATAGATAATGTTTTCACTCAGGAAGAATTAGATCAAGTATTCAATCGTGCTTTTATTAAACGTAAATTACAAGCTGATATTGATAAAGCAACTAAACTATTAGAGGAGATGAATAATAATGATGCCTAAATTTCTATCACAAGTCCCTATTAATGACTTCGAGCATGAAGATGGAGGTAAGGGATTAACATTAACGTATGAATGGTTAACTGAACAACTTAGAATAGGAGGGGTTATGGAAAGTAATGAGGTTATTAGTCAAGTAAATGTAGCACATGAAGGTATTGTGTTATTTGTTAAGGAGGGAATGTAATGTTATTTTATATATTATGGTTATTGGCTTTTATAGCAGTAATACTAGGAGTCATAAAGTCATTCCATAGGTATGATGAAGGTGGAGGCTTCTTTATGATAATATTTGGTATAGTATTTTGTATTATACCCCTAGTATCTTGGATTAGCCATTCCAGTGATCTTTCTAACATTAAGAACCAACACTTGAATATAAAAGAATATCAATTGCGTGTGGATAGTTTACAAGAGAGGTTAAATAACTTTGACTACCCAGTAGGCGCATTAATGAATGCAGATACTCCAGTTGCAGCCATTGTTAACTCACTGTCTCATGCAGAGTCAAAACTATTAGCAGCAAAAGAGAGTATGATTGAAAGTATTAAAGACGTAGATGCTAGAAAATTAGGGCCAATGTCAGGAGTTATTAACTTCGTTGGCGATTATAAACAACAAACTGAATTAAATTAATAGGAAATGTAATATGACGACAGTAAACTTTAAATATGAAAATGGTGACTTACTTAGAGATAAAGTAACTAAACTGGAAGGTATTGTGCGTGTACGTGCAGAGTATTCTACAGGGTGTCACCACTATGGATTGCAACAACAGAAGGTATTAGAAGCGGGGGGTACTCCAGAGTGGGTGTGGTTAGACCAGTCACAATTAGAGTTAGTAGAAAATGGTGTGGTAACTTATGATGTAAACCCAGAGACTACTAGTGGGTCATTTCCATCAGGGCCTAATCAGTAATAAACTAATTAAATTAAACTAAGAGGAAATGTAATATGAGCTTGAAAAAGAAACAACTAGAATCACAAGGCGAAGGTCTTAACTACAACTTCATTCACGGTCAAGTGGAGGACGATACACATGATGCACGCATCTCTGTTATTATTGATGCTGGAACACAGGAAGCAGCAGAAGCAGTGTATGGTACTAAAATGGATGTTACTAACGTATCGTACTTCTTAACAGAAGAGGAAGCATTTGATTATGGAGATCGTGCAGAGAAGATTGTAGGTGGGTATATCTATGGAGAAGAAGGCTGGGATGAGCAGCCAGAAGAAGTAGAGGCTACTAAGGAGATTATCGAAGAATACAAAGTAGATGCAGAAGTAGGACAGACATTATATCAAGTAAACTTTAAGATCGTGCAGCCTAAGCCAAGGGAAGAGGTTATCTATGCTGTAGACTTAGTAGACACGTATGTTAATTATAAAGAAGATGGTACAAAAGAAGATGCACTTCAATACCGCGTGTGGTTAAACCAACGTGATTTTATGACTAAAGAGTTGAAAGGCTTCTCTACTAACTTTGCACCACCTAAAGGTAAGAACAACAAGGGTTGGACATTCTCTCCTTTATCTATGCACTCTAAGTTAGCAGAAGCTACAGGTGAGCTAGATATTATCAACCCTCAGAGCGCAGATCATGGTGATCTATCTTTATTACTAGATAAACCTATTGGCATCCCTACTACACAAAAGCACTCTGAAAGTAATGGTAAGGAATATATTAACTTAAAGATTGGTGCGCCTGTACGTCTATCTAAGAAATTACTTAACTTAGGTATTACAGAATTAGATTGCACACCAGAAGCTATTGATTTTGAGACAGCTACAGTAGAGCAATTTGAGAATGCTAAACCTAATAAATTGGTGATTGCTAAAATCAAGAAGTCTATTGATTATGAAGGCTCTCAGATGCAGAAAGCATTAGAAGAGTGGGAAGCTAGTAAAGGAAGTTCTAATAAAACTGAGGTAGCCGATGAAGATAAGCAAGAGACATCCAAAGAAGAAGTTCCTAAGAAGTCAGTTGAGAAAGCGAAGGCTAAAACTAAAGCTCCTGTAGATGATGAAGAAGTAGATGCAGATGATGTATTTGGTTTAGATGACTAAGCAATAATAGCATACACAAGGATGTGTATAATCTAGGAGGACGTATGGGATTAAAGAAGAATAAACCAGTAGACGGAAGATTAAAACAGTTTCCAGATAGTAAACTAACAGCAATCTTAGATACAGATTGGTGTGCTTATAGTATTGCGAGTGTGGGAGATGAGTTGTACATAGAGGTTACGCACAATGGTACAGGCAAGACTGTAGAGTTTAAAAATGTAACTGAGTTCAAAGGTAAAGGTAAGCAATTAGGTGGCTGGTTAGGGGAACAGAATATTAAACGTGAGGCTAAAGGTAAGCCATTACTGTCTCTTGATGACTTCACTATAGAGCCTAAACAAAGACGTAAGAAGGAGTATGAATATAAAACTATCAAGGAAACTGAATATAATAAGAAAGATTATAGAGGGTGGACTGTTATAGGTGAACCTGATTTAGATGGGGATATTCAATTAAGAAAACCTATTACGGATGATGAAGCCTTAGTACGAATCTTCTATTCTGCCAAATCTACTATTAAGAAAGCATTAGCGGATTTAGGTACACATAAGTATGAATCTTACTTAGGAAAAGGTGGTAAATACCGCGAGGATTTATCTACACTGCTAAAGTACAAAGGTAATAGAGATAATACTTTACGCCCTCTTGTAATGAAAGATGTAGTAGAATATTTAGAACGATCCTTTGATAGTACCGTTATAAATCACATCGAGAATGATGATGCAGTTGTAATGAGGGCTTATGGTGATCCTAATGCTGTAGTAGTAGGAGAGGATAAAGATTTCTATGGATGCCCAGTAAAATTCTTTAATGCTAATCGTCCAGAAGAAGGTATTATAGATGGAGATTGTTTTGGAGAGTTACGAAGAGAGGGGGCTAAGAATAAAATAAGAGGTCATGGCAGATTATTCTCTTATTGGCAAATGTTAGCTGGTGATTCGTCTGATAATTATAAAGCGAGTTGTCACTCTGATGTTAGGTATGGAGATGTAGCAGCTTATAATGACCTTGTAGATTGCAAAGATGATAAAGAAGCTCTAGAGAAAATGATAGAGGTGTTCAAGCGTTTATATCCAGAACCTAAAGTAGTTAAATCATGGAGAGGCCATGAGATGCTAATAGATTGGTTGTATGTAGCTAGAGAGCAATTTAGAATGGCTACCATGTTACGTTGGGAAGGGGATAGTAGAACGTTGGATACGGAGCTTGCTAAGTATAATGTGGAGTATAGTTATGAAAACTGAATATAAACTATGGCACTTTACCTATGAAAGTGTAGGTAAAGTTACTGTTATATATTGGAAAGATGTACCTATAGTAGAAAGGGTATGTAATCAGGTAATGATATTTGGATGGTGGCTATATTAGGAGGAGTAACTAATGAAACAAGTAGCAATACTATACAAAGGTGATAAACCATCTTACCCAGAAGTAGAGGATATGGAATATACATACATTAAGAATCCTTGGCATGTACATGGTATGGCATTCGATGGACTGATAGTAGATGATATGAGTATAGATAAGAGTTTGGTTAAACAAGCTATGAGTTATGTGAGAGAAGGTGACTATGACACCTGATGAAGCGCATACTTTCCTAATGAAATCTATAGATAAGGCATACTCTAATCTAATACGCGAATCAAATAAACCTAAAGGTATTAAGTTTATAAAAACCCCTGATAATGATTTTATGGTAGGATTTACTATAGACTATGATAAAAGTATGATTACATCTATACAACTAAGAGGTAGTATAAAACAAGTGACAATAAAAGGTGCATTAAGTTATGAAGACATTTAGTATGAGTCAATATGTGAGCAAAGAGGATTTATTTGAGGCCAGATCAGTATACTATGAGAATCTAGTATATGAGTTGGCAGATAGATTAGTAGAAGAGGGTGTATTGTATAAGAATGAGTATTCCCAGTATTTTTGGAGCGAGACACAGGAGTTATTAGGATGAGTAATACAGATTTCAATAAATTAGCAAAAGAGATTCACCAGTACAATAAAGAAGCGGGATGGTGGGATGATGATAGAGAGATTGAGACAGCATTAATGTTAGTAATAACAGAAATAGCTGAGGCTACAGAGGGAGAACGTAAAGACTTAATGGATGACCACTTACCTACAAGAAAAATGGGTGAAGTAGAGTTAGCAGATGCTTTGATTAGGATGTTAGATATAGGTGGTTATTTAGGACTAGAGTGTTTGGATATTTCTAGTTACTGGGAAGATAATGACTACTCTATATTTAAAGAGCATCTAGAGCTTTGTTCTGTAGTGGTGGATTTCTACTCACGTCTTGCAGAAGGTGCTAGAAAAAGATATTTATCCTTTCTATATACACAATTCATAGCAGGTATTATTACAATCTCTGGGCAGTTTAATTATGATGTCATATCAGCTATGTATGAGAAATTAGAATACAATAAGACTCGTCCTGACCATAAGAAAGAGAATAGGGCTAAGGTTGGAGGTAAGAAGGTATGAATGAAGAATACACCTTACTAGAGTTAAGCGTAGTAAACGGGAAACTAAGTCTACTTAATTCCTATGTAAAGACGCTAGATAATACTAGCCTACGATTGGTGAAGAAGCACATAGATGAGAGGATTGATGCTGGATTAAAAGGTGAGTATGATATAAGAGATGCTAATACGTATCAGGAAGTACTTGATTCTAGCAGTAGTATAGATTGGAGGTACTATAGGTATATCGTTAATGAAGATGGAGATGGGCTGTGTATGGGGATTATTAAATGAGTAAAAAACTCTTAGCAATAGATCAATCCTTGCGCTGCACAGCTTGGTGTATATTTGAAGGTGATAATCTAGAATCATTAACATCCTTTGGTTGTATAAAGACTTCTAAAAATGATGGTGACTTATTTACAAGAGTAAGTATTATATCTTCTCAATTAGAAAAGTTAAGCAAGCAGGATATTACACACCTATGCAGAGAAGGTCTATCATTTGGCGGAGTAGGTAATGCTACAAGAGATTTAGCTTACCTTGTAGGTGCAGTAGAGGCTACAGTAGGAGAACCTTTTGCAGAGGTATCTCCCACGTCTGTGAAGAAGTTTGCAACAGGTTCAGGCAGAGCTGATAAGGGAGGTATGATAGCAGCATTACCTAGCAGTATAAGTGAATGGTTTATAAGTAAGAACTATAAGAAGACCACAGGATTAGCTGACTTAGCAGATGCTTATTTCATTGGTCAGTATTTTATAGATAAATTGAGGAATAGTGTATGAGCGGTATAAAGATAAGTTTCGTAGATAAAGATTACAAAGGAAAGTTTAAGAGTTGGGGTCTAAGGCAAAATGTCTCTTTGGAGGATGTAGGTAATAGGGACAGGGAAGTTGTTATTAGTAATCTAAAAGAGAAGTGTAAGTTACCTTGGAGAATATTTCTACATCAGTTAGAAGAACTGTGCATAACTGAACTCTTAATAATTGAATCTGATCCTAGTATTTATCCTGAGACATACTATGTAGATGATTTACCAGTGGCCTTTAAGATAACAGAAGATAATGAGGGTATAACCTTACACGCAGAAGTTAATTGTGATTATCTAGAAGAGATAGTTTGCAAGGTAAAAGTGGAGGCATCCAATGATTAACACTAAACTCCAGTTAATAAACCTAGAGGATGTGCTAGTCTACCATAATGGAGAAGAGATATACAAATTAGAACATGATGATGTAACATATTATAAAGATGCAGCTATTAAGTTTCTTAAAGATAGAGGTTGTTTATTTGAAGAATTGATTATGGAGGATTAAAATGTCCAATAATTATGTACAAGAAATGATTAAAGAGTTAGACCATTTAGAGTGGAATGATCGTAGTAAATATCCACTCCTTAAAGAGTTAATTAAATCAGTAGGAGAATTACAACAAGAAGTAGCCACCCTAAAATCACAATTAAATACAATTGGGAAGAATATATGAGTAGTTTAAAAGATGATAAAGTAAAGTTACAAGTGGTAAAGTTGGACGAGGGTGGGTATACACAGTATGAGATTCAAGATATTACACAAGTAAGGCAATCTACTATATCCGACTTCTTGTGTAAGAAAACCCATATCAGGTGGTGGAATGAATATGAGAGTGATAAGAGTAATTTACTTCCCTACAATCCTGAGAAGGTGGAGGTTAGTTTTACTAATGAAGTACTTAACTCTCATTATAAACAAATGTCAGATAAACCTCTCATGAAGATTGAAACTACAGTAGGTGATATTGCAGATGATTGTACACACTTTGTAATACCAGATACTCAAGTAAGGCCAGACATCAGCTTAGATTATTTACACTGGGTTGGTATGTACATTGCTAATCGTAAACCAGATGTAATCATTCATCTAGGTGATCATGCAGATATGCCATCGTTATCTAGTTATGATAAAGGTAAACGTTCAGCAGAGGGTAAGCGACTTCATGAGGATATTAAAGCGGCAATAGATGGTATGCAAGTATTATTGAAACCTTTATACGATCTACAGCAACAAGAATTAACGGAGTACGGAGAGATTAGATATAAGCCTCGTATGGTGTTCACATTAGGTAATCATGAGTTTAGGATTATGAGGCACGTAGATTCCAACCCTGAGTTACACGGCTTCTTTGGCTATGATGATCTCAAGTATAAAGAACAAGGTTGGGAAGTGTATGATTTCTTGAAGCCAGTGATTGTAAATGGTGTCACGTATGTACACTTTATGGCAAACCCTATGAGCGGAAAGCCCTATGGAGGAGCAGCCCTCAATGTACTAAAGAATGTGGGAGAATCATTTACACAAGGTCATAAACAAACCCTAGATGTAGCTACACGCTTCCTTCCTAGTAGTGGTAAACAACAGTGGGCTATTATCGCAGGAGCTTGTTATGTACATGATGAGGACTACAAAGGCTACCAAGGCAATAAGCATTGGAGAGGTGTTGTGGTTAAACATAATGTAGTAGATGGCAGCTTCAACCCTATGTTTGTAGACTTGGATTATTTAGGTAAGAGATATGGAGAGTAACATGCAAGAAGAATTAGACTTAGATAAAATCAAGTTAACCCTCCAAACTATAGCATCTACAAACTATAAGATTATAGATGATGATGTAGAACTAAACACATGGCCTAACTTATTAGTACAATTTGCTTATGTACTTAAAGACGCTGGTTATGATGTACCTATAGATTTAGTTGATAAATATCTTTACAAAGGTGTGATGAAGGAGTATAATCATAGACAAGAAGTTAAGAAACTAGAAGGTCAATTAGATTTACCACTGGAGTAGTATATGAGTAAAGGTATTATTGGAGTAGACGTAGACTTAACAGTTGCAGATTCCGACATAAGCCACTGGGACTGGCTTGGGCAAGTATCTAAGGATGGTAACTCATGTATGCCTAGCGGCGTATTAGACTACGACCTTAGTACCTACTTCAATTTACCTAATTATATAGATAGCATGGACTTCTGGAGGTCTGATGATTTATATGATGCAAGGCCTCGTGATATAGAATTAGACTACTCTACTAAAAGAATTATAAGAAGACCTATACAACCTATTAAGAATAGTGTACAATGTTTACAGTCATTATCTTCTAGAGGATGGGAGATTGTATTTATATCACATATCAAGGGCAATCATCATAAGAGTAAGGTTAATTGGCTTAAACGTCACTTCCCTTTCATGGATGGGTTCGTTGCTACCCAAGAGAAGCACTACATTAATTGTGATGTACTTATAGATGATAGGCATAATCATTTGAATAATAGCAGCATTCTGATAGATAAGATAAAGTTTGACACAGTGTATGAACAGAGTGTAGAATTAGAACATGCAGATTTGATTAGCAATGATTGGATTGAAATTGAAGAGTTTATTAATAAATTATAGAGGGTTAAGATTATGCAGTATTTAGGATTAAGTGTTATTGGTATTTGGGTGTTGTGTGTGGCAGCATGGTTAACGCATATTATTCATTGCTTACTAGCGGCTAAGTATTTATTACTTATTGCAGGAGCATTTATATTCCCAGTAGGTATTATACATGGTATTGGTATTTGGTTCGGAGTTAGTTGGTAATACCTTTTAAACATACCTAGACGACTGCTAAGGAGGTTAGGGAGTACCCCTAGAAGCTCCATATCTCCATCCTAAGCAACGTTTAGCGTTTAGTAGTAGGGTAGTTAGGGTATAGATAAGAGTGGCTTAGAGGGGCTTACAGGAGCATATAACATTAATTAAGAGGAATAGATTATGAGTGGAATTGAGATTGGATTGACTATATGCGTAGGTATAATTACCATAACTATATCTATATTTGCTTGGTGGTTACGTAGGGAGTATTTTCGTATAAAGGAAGAGGATACTTATCGTCTTAATATGAGTAGAGATTATAGAGCGTCTGTACTAGATGATATTCATAAAGTCAGAGAGGAGTTAAAAGAAGTTAAACTGCACTTAGGCTTTGTAGATAAGAAATATCCTTTTCAGGGGTTTCAGCGTAAGCCTTCAAGATCAGTACATCAACGTATAAACCTGCTAATGGATCACCTAAACCTAGAGATTAAAGAAGGTGAGCCTAGTAAGACTATATTGGTTAAGAAGAAGCCAATTAAAAAGGGTAAGTGATATGGAGATTTTTATAGTAATAGTAGGAATCCTTTATGTAGGTACTATGCTCTACACGATATGGGGCATACATGATAATCTAGAAGATATATTAAAACTATCTTATAAAAAAGACGTGGACGAGGATAGGGGTGAATAACTAATGAAGGTAAGTATAACTGATCTATCAGGTAAAGTAATTATATTGAATGCACCTAAGAACTCAGGCAAAGATACTATTGCTGATGCTATCTGTAGTAAAATGGCTAGTACTCATAGGCAGTTTAAACAAAAACTGTATGAATGTACTGCTACATTATTTAATTGGGATTTAGATACATTTATATATGCAGCAGAACATAGAGTATTAAAGGAAAAACCTGTTGCAGCACTAACCGTACCAAGTGCTGAGTTCCATAAGATTACAGCTCTAACTAAGTCTAATAGAGCATTTACGGTAGATGATAATTATAATGTCCCTATCTCTCCTAGAGAAGCATTAATATATGTATCTGAGATTGTAATTAAGCCTAGATTCGGAGATAAGTACTTCGGAGAATCTGCTGCTACTCTTGTTAAAGATGATACAGATGGGACTATATTCAGCGATGGAGGCTTCCAAGAAGAACTATTACCTATTGTAGATGTCGTAGGAGAGAATAATGTATATATCGTACAGTTCACTAGAGGTGATAAGAAAGACTTCTTAGGGGATAGTCGAGATTGGCTACAACCTTATGGTAATATACACTTGCTTAATACAACTAATGATGGTACAATAGATGAAATTGTAGAGGAGATACTGGAGTGGACAGAGAGTGAAGTTTAAGAGTGATAAAGAAAGGTGTTATGTGATACTAAATACATATATGAAACACTATATGAATACAGAAGAGAACTTACCAGAGGATAAGCTGATTAAGCGTTACAGTCATACATGGGAGTTTAAGAAGTTAATTATAACCTATCGTATTCATAGGTTGTATAATAAGATTAAGGATGGTATTATAATGGCTTACTTAAAATATATAATGAGGGTGTAAGATGACGAAGTATTATGATTGCATAGGTACAGAAGTAAAGATAGGCGATAGTGTTGTCTTTGCAGAAGATGATAGTATGGAGTTACTTGTAGGGGAGATTAAAAGTTATGATGAGAAAGGTCATATTAATAATCCAGAAGTAGGTATATTCGAAGTAGAACATGAAGGGTTAATCTTTAGACGCTTTAAAGAAGAGATTTACTACATAACCACATTAGATGAATTAGGAGGGTAATATGAATAAAGATAATATGACAGTAGTGCTTAATATAGAATTAACGGGGGATTGCAGTGAGGAAACTATTACAGCTATCGTTAAGAAAGAATTAGATAAGCAACTACTTAATCATAAACCTAAGTTCCCTAAGTGGGAAGAGTTGGGAGAGATTAAGGGGGCATGGGTTACTTCGGAAGCAGAGGTATTAAAGTGTCGTGTATGGAAGCAACCTACTGTTAACAATAAAAATATTTGGCCTACTGAAGAACTAGCAGAGGCATCCCTAGCACTATCACAATTAGCACAATTACGTGATTATGTAAATGGTGATTGGAAGCCAGATTGGACTACTAGTTATACTACCAAGTATATTATTTATTGTAATACATTAGGGGTTTTAGATTGTTATGAGAGTGAAAATATAGTTCAACACTTCCTAGCATTCAAAGATGCAGAAACACGAGATGGATTCCTAGAAGCTTATCGTGACTTAATTGCAGTTGCTAAACCTTTATTGTAGGCTATCATTATGTATAATGAAATTGAAAGAAGGTCTATACAAAGAAATGGAGGTTGTAGGGGGTGTAATAGAAGTTTATATAAAGGAGATAAAATAATCTATACATACACTTCCCTAAATAGGGGGCAGAGTATTCTTTTCTGCCTAGACTGTGCAAAGGTTATTGGAGAATTAAGTGTTGCAGAGGAAGACTGCGTAATAGCAGTATAAACATGCTCCTAGAACGCCCTACATTCCATTCTAAGAGCTTTTTAGCTTGAATAGGTAGGGTAGGTAGGGGTAATATCAGAGAGCCGTACAGAGGCTTACAGGAGTGTATAAAATGATTAATGAGAAGTATGAAGGTACAGATAAGATTATTGAAGTAGGGGATAGGGTTATGTATGGAGGGGAAGTTACTGAGATTGTTGATATAAACCTTTATGAAAGGTTATCTAATGATTATAAACTGGGAAATAGTGTATGGTTAGTGACGAAAGGGTCTTTACAATACATAGGGGGTAAAACACCTCATAAACATAGAGATTTAATCATTGCATGGGCAAATGGGGTTGAGATTGAGTACCTAACAGTGGATGGGACGTGGGATAGTATGTTTAGTCCTATTTGGAATCCTCTGTGGGAATATCGCATCAAACCTTCTAAATCTCCTAAACAATTACACAAAGAACGTATCCAGAAAGAGATGGAGAAATTAGCTAAAGACTTAGAGGCATTAGATATATGATTACAGCAGCAGAACGTGAAGCTGAGTTTAGGAAGGATTGGGAGGCTCTACTAGATAAACATGAAATGATAGTAGATTATGATGATGGACAGTTAAACCTGTATGGCTGGACTAGATATACAGAAGATGGCATAACCACAGAGAAAGATTTTGTAAATTTTAACCTATAAACAATAACCCCATAACATAAGAAACAATAATATGACAGCAGTAACGGAGTTAACACTTGTGGTAGACAATGAAGAGTCATTTAAGAAAGAATTATTTAATCAGATCATGGAGGCAGGGGATCATATAGCAGAAGAAGCTTTCACATTAGTTAATAAACGATTAGCTATAGAGAAGGAAGTGAAATCATTCCGTAGAAGTATTAAAGTGCCTAGACAGCTACCACTAGAATTAGTAGATACAGATCATCCAGAGATAGATAAGATACTATTCAATGCGGGGTTCGATACAATCAATTCTAAGTGGATTATAGATATCTGTTGTTATACATGGCAAGATAAGATGAAGTGTGGTGCTGTTGTACTAGGCACAGAGAGATTAGATAAGAAGTGGCTACAGAGTGGTAATCGTAGTGATGATGCCTTTTATTATACAAGTAGAGAAGTATTACAAGATGGTATGAAGCGGTGAATAAAAGTACACTACAGTTTAAGATATACCCTGTGCTAAACAGGCAGGGTGTTAGATATATAGTAAAAGAGAATAAAATGTTTGGCAAGTATCTCGCATATACAGAAGGAGATAACTTTACTAAGACTTATAGAGAAGATGCAACCAGTTGGAGTAGTCCTGATAAGGTTGTAAGATGTCTTAGTAAGGCATTTGGAGATAGGTTTACAATAGTAGATAATTATTTATAAAATACTATCAATATTATATAGCTTTATGTGTCCTATCGAAGTTATAATTTATCTTATAAATATCTACTATAGCATTTGATCGTACATAAACTGTTGCACCATTTGCTTCCCATGTACCTAATGTATAAGCACTAGGTAAGCCATAAACTATACCTCGCTCAACACTCGCACCTTTAGGGAATACAAAAGTTTGCTTATATAACTCTCCAACCGCCCCACCTATATCTACCCATACCTCAAGCCATTGGTTTGCTGCCGAAGGTACTGCTTTAAAATAAAGCATCATATCTAAAGCATCTCCATTCCTACCTGTAATTACAGAACCATCATAAAACGTTGCAATATCTGAGGGTTTTTGACTATCAATAATAGTACCCGCATTATTAGGCAGGATAGTATCTGTATCTGCCGACACTGTAAACGATGTCCCTAAATCAACATGAACTGTATCGACATAACTAGCCCACCCAGATGTATTACCACTTAATTTACCACTTCCTCTTTCACCTATTATTATAGTCATAATAATCTCCTACACTTCTTGTACGTTAATAGTAGTCCCTAATGTATCTCTAGCCTTGCACCATATCTTTAAACTACCTACTAATGTATTGGCTGTAGCATAAGGGTTATCTGTATTAGTTATGGGTACTCCTAGTGTATCAGAGTCAACTGGTGTAGCTGTCTGTTCTAGTACTAGCAATTCTCCACTTCCCTTGTTAGTAATCAACATAGGTGTTCCTACAGCAATACCGCTCACTGTATTAATATCTATCCAAGTTTGCCCTATAATAATATCTGGTAATGTCTGTGCCATAACGTATTTCTCTTATTTTAAATGTAAAAAAATCCCCTAACTTAACTACGCAGAGGGGGACATAGTGTTAGGGGATTAGTTTAATTAGTAATTGTATTGTATATTATTCTTATCAGTTCATCTTATCCATAACTTTACTAAATGTATCTTGTAACATCTTAGACATAGTTTCTTGCGCTACTATAGCATCTTTTATCTTCTGTTGGGATTTCTT